CCACTCGACGGACAGGTTCACCGCGAGCGAGTCGTTGGTCTTGAGCGCCGGCGCGAGGGTCCAGTCGATCGCCACGTACTCGCCGGCGGTGATGGGGAACCGTGGCCCGAGCGACAGCCACGAGTCGAACAGGCCGTTGACGTCGAGCTCGAGCGCCCACCCGTTGTAGGTGCCGGCGAGCGCCTCGCCGGACAGGGTCGGCGCCTGCACGGCGCGCCACAGTGCCCACGAGCCGGCGCGGCCGTACTGGCCGGAGTGGTTCGCAATCTGGTTCGGGTACGGGCTGGTGTCGAGCTCGATGCGGACGAGGTCGGCGACGTTGGTGCTCACAGGCCCACCCGCTCGGCCGCGCGGATCGCGCGCTTGTAGGCAACGCCCATCTCGACCTCGGTCATGCTGCTGTCGAGCTGGACGGTGATGTTGTACGTGACGTGCCCGCCACCGTTGCCGGCGACGCCGGCGCCGGCCTCGAGCTGCGGCCGGTCGAAGCCGCGCACGAGCGCGCCGGCGAGGACCTGGCCGGCCTTGCCGGTCGCGCGGTCGTCCAAGCCGAGGACCAGGCCGCGGGTGACGTTGTCGCCAATCTCGGCGAACACACGCGACGGGCTCTTGATCTTGAGCGCCTTCTTGACTGCGCGCGCTATCTGGTTCGCGAACTTGGTTGCTTGCTTGACGAGCTTGGCCTGCTGCGACTGCAACCCGCGGAGCAGGCCCTCGGCCGCACGGATGCCGGCCGCGTGCATCGTGCTCGAGGTCTGCGACCCGAGCTTGGTTGCCGCGGCGTTGATCTGAGTCTGTAGCGCGTTGACCTGCTGGACGGCGCCGGCGCCGCCGGCGGTGAGCGCCTCGACGGTGGCCGTGCCGCCCTCGACGCCGGCCTGGACGAGCTGGTCGTAGGTCGTCTTGTTGAGGCCCTTGGCGAGCAGGCCGTTGAGCTTGGTCGTGTAGTTCTGCACGGCGTTGAGCCGGTCGCGTAGGCCCTGCACGATCGAGCCGGCGGTCTGCGACCCGTCCTCGGCCTGGCCGACGCTGGTGATGTTGGCGAAGGACAGCACGCCGTCACGGACGCTCGAGGCGTAGTCCGCGGCCGTCTTCTTGAGGTCGGCGACCTTGTCGCGCTGCGCCTCAATCTTGGCGTTGACGTTGTCGATGAGCCGGCCGTAGTAGGTGAGGCCGGCGCGTGCCGAGGCGATGAAGTCTCGATTGCTGCGCATCGCACGCTTGACGTAGGTGTCGAGATCGGCGCCGCGCAGACCGGCGTGCCGGCCGATCTGCCGGAACATCTTGGTCATGCCGCTCGTGAGGACCTCGATGCGCTTCTCGACGGTGCCGGTGCCCTGGCCGATGCCGACCGCGATGCCCTGCGCGATGTAGACGCCGAGCTGCGCCATGACGCGCGACGGCGAGTGGATGCCGAGCACCCGCTTGAGCCAGCCGGGGATCATGTTTCCGAGGCCCTCGACCTTGGACCGGACCCAATCGAGGCCGGAGTCGATGCCGCGGCCGAGGCCGTCGATGATGTTCTTGCCGACGCTGAGCAGCCACTCGCCGGCGCCGGCGAGCGCGCCGAGGACCTTGGTCTTGATCGTGCCGACGATGCCGGTGACCTTGGCGACGCCGGCCTTGAACGTCGCGGTGATCTTGGACCAGTGCTTGACGAGCAGCGCGACGGCGATGCCGATAGGTCCGGTCAGGATCACGAGCAGCGTGCGCCAGTGCTTGCGGACGAACCCGACGACCGCGCCGACGACGGACGTGACGACCTTGCCGATCGCCTGGAATGCGCCGGTCACGACCTTGCGGAAGGTGTCCGAGCGCTTCCACGCGATGACGATGCCGGCGACGAGTGCGGCGATCGCGAGCACGACGAGGCCGATCGGGTTTGCCACGAGCGCGGCGTTGAGGACCCACTGCACGGCCGCGTACGACCTCGTCGCCGCGGCGATCGCCACGGTTGCCGCCTTGTGCGCGACCAGGCCGACGAGGCTGCGCGCACGGCTCGCGGTCGAGGCTGTCTCTGCGGCCGTGCCGGTGACGGTGGCCGTGGTGAGGCCGGCACGCGAGGCGATGAGCGCCCGGTTGCTCGCGACGAGCTGCCGGTTGACGACGACCTCGGCGACCTTGACCGGCACGGCCGCGACCGCGGCGACCTGCGCCGCGGCCTGCGCCGCCTTGACGGCCACGTAGCCGGCGGCAAGGTACGGGAGCGCCGCGGCGAGGACGTCGGTGTGCTCGGCTGCGACGGACAGCACGGTGCCGGCGACGCTGAGCACGTTGTTGAGCGACGGGAGCGCCGCGCTGAGCGACTGCACGATCGTGACGGCGTCGCCGCCGGCCTTGCTGAGCTTGTCGAGGTTGGCGCCGCCGTCGCCCTTGCCGATTCCCTCGAGCGCGGGTCCGATCTTGGCGAGGACGTCGCCGGCCTTGGGTCCGTACTTGGTCGCCAGGTCGCCGAGCGCCTTGCCGACCTTGGGCGCGTACTTGTCGGCCAGGGTCGCCAGTGGCGGCAGGACTTGGGTGCCGACGACGTTGCCGAGCGACGTGAGCGCCGGCGTGAGGCCGGCGCCGAGCGTGGCCTTGATGTTGGACCATGCCGCGCTGTTGCGCTGGTTGACGTTGGCGATCGTGTTCGACTCGCGCGCGAACTGTCCCGCGGCGTCGCCGCTCTGCTTGAACAGCAGGTCGAGGCGCGCCTGCTGCTCGGCCTGCTTCTTGGCCGAGCCGGTGAGCTTGTCGAGGCCCTGCGCGGCGAGCCGTGCGTTGACGTCGCTCTGCTTGATGCTGATGCCGTAGCGCTCGATCGGGTCGGCCTCGCCGCGGAGCAGGCTGTTGACGGCCTCGATCGCCTCGCGGGTCGTGCCGCCGTAGGTCGCCGACAGGTCGGCCGCGCGCTTGGTCAGGGTGTCGGTCTTCTTGGCGACCGCGTCCAGCGGCATCCCGCTGTTCTTGAGCATGGCGCCGGTGACGGTCGCGAGCTCGCGGTACTCGTTGGCGCTGAGGCCGACCGCGTTCGCGGCCTGGTTCGAGCGCGTGACGACGGTGCCGGCGAACTTCTTGAAGACGGACTCGGTCGCACCGAGCGACTGCTGCGCGGCGCTCGCCTCGTTGACGATCTTCTTGCCGAAGTCGTACGCCTTGCGTGCGCCGATCGTCGCGCCGATGACGCCGGCCGTGACCTTGGCGGCACGGCTGAGGCCCCCGAGCCGCTTGTTGACGTCCTCGATGCCGGCGCGTGCGCGCCGGACGTCGGAGACGACCGCTACCTCGATCGTGTTTGCCACGGCCGGCGTCCTCCCTACTTGACTTTGCTGTTGACGACCTCGACGAATACGTCGCGCTCGAGCACGGTGAGCGCGAGCGCCTCACTCGGTTGCACGCCGGTCGCGATACAGAACTCGGCGAGCCGGCGTGCTCGAGCGGCTGCTACTGCTCGGCTTTTCCCAAGTCGGACTCGGCGAGCTCGTCGGCGACGTCGTCGTCGGGCTCGTCGGCGAAGTAGTCGGTCACGACACGGACGGGCATCTCGAGCGCCTGGTGTACGGCCTCGGCGTCCTTGACCTTGTCGTGACGCTTGTGGACGAAGACGAGCGCGCGCATGTAGCGCAGCGGCTTACCGAGCTTCTCGTCGTCGGGGAAGAGGTCGACGTCGGGGAAGAACTTCTCGACGGCGAGCTCGTCGTAGCCGGTGATCGACTTAACGAGGTCGGTCTGGGTGATTTCGGTGCTGCTCATGCCGTGGTCTCCTTCACGGGTTGAGGTTGTGCTTGCGGATGAGGTCGCCGAGCTGGTCGGTGACCTCGTTAACGACGTCGCCGCGGCGAGCGGCGAGCGCGTCGGTGAGGAACGGCTGCGCGGTGATGTTGTGGTAGCCGCCGTAGTGGATGACGCCGGCGTACGGGACCGAGGACCCGCCGGCGCGGATCACGGCCGCGGCCTTGCCGCCGCCTGGTCGGATCGAGCCGGCGAGCCGGCCGGAGAGTCGGGGGACCCTGCGGCCGGCCTCGCCGGCGACGATCTGCCCGGCGGCACGCATCGCCTCGCGCAGCTCGCCGACGTCGGCGCCGAAGCGCTGAAGCGTTCGGACTACTTCACGTAGGCCGTTGACGCGGACACCGGCGTTGTCGGCCACGGTCAGGCCGTGACCTTCTCGAGCTCGCCCTCGAAGACGAACTCGAAGGTGAACTCGGCGCCCTCCTGCGACGTGCGCGCCTCGTTGGCGAAGGTCGGCTTGCCGTTGAGCTTGCCGGTGCCCACGAAGTGCGGCTTGGTCGCCGTGGGCGCCTCGTTGCCCTTGGGACCGATGACGACCTCGACGTCCTCGCCGGCGTTCTCCCACAGGTAGGACCAGAAGCTCGTCGTGTCGAAGGACACGATTGCCGTGACGCTGAGCGTGTATTCCTTGGTCGCGCCGTCTTGAGCCTCGCGGAAGGTGAGGTCGGAATCGTCCTTGTCCTCGGACGTGACCTCGTAGCTCTTGACGTCGTCGCCGGCGACGAACGGCGACACTGCGCCGACGTCCTCGAAGGTCAGGTAGAAACCCTCGTTGCCCTTGAGTCGGGTGCTGACAGCCATGCTGGTTACTCGCTTTCGGTGAGGTGAAACGTGGTCGTGAGGCTGAGCCGGACGCCGTACAGCGACCAGTCGGCCGTCGAGAACAGGTCAGGCCGGCCGACGCCGGCGAGCGTCCAGACGGCCGGGTCGAGGACGACGAGCGCGTCCTCGAGCATCCGGTCGAGCTCGGCGACGGCCTTGCTCGACGTGAGCCGGTTGCCGACCAGGACGAAGACGCCGACGTTGGCGCGCATCTCGGCCGGGTCGAAGGTGTCGGACTCGGCGACGTAGGACTCGGCCGGCTCGAGGACGTAGGCCGGCGGGACGACCTTCTCGGGGACGTGGTCGAACGCCCGCCGGCCGGTCTGGCCGAGCCGTGCCTTGAGGTCGGCGCGGACGCCGGCCAGCCCTTGCAGGCCGCTCACAGCGGGACCACGTAATCGAGCAGCAGCACGCGGATGCTCGCGAGCGGGTCGCGCGGCACACGCGCGGGCTGCGCGCCCTCGAGCGTGCCGTACTGCTGCGCGCCCGACGAGGACGCCGAGCGCCGGTCGTGCAGCGCCTGGCCGACCTCGAGAACCATCCGGTCACGCATCGGCTCGTCAGGCAGCCGGTAGGCCGTGGACAGCGCGCCGGCGACCAGGCCCTCGGCGACGGCCAGGTCCTCGGCGACCTGCGCACCGTTGTCGGTGCCGATGTAGTCGGCGAGTCGCTTGCTGTCCACGGCCACGGCTCAGGCCCCCGGCTTGACCAGCGCGCCCGGAATCTCGACGTCGGCACCGAAGTAGCCGTACACCGAGTAGGCGTTGGTCAGGTTGGTGATGTCGCCGTCCGTGAGCCGTGCCGGCGCGCCGGCGGACTCGCGGGTGCGGATCGCCTCGGAGTCGGCGAGCACGTTGACGCCGGCGCCGCCGATGACGGTGAACGGGATGTTGAACACGTCGCCGGACAGGCCGGGGATGTTCGCCGTGCCGCTCTTGCGGTCGAGCAGGAACGGGCCGTCGGCGCCGAGCTGGAGCTTGGCGACGGTCTTGAAGACGTCGCCGGACATGATCCAGCCGTCGAGGCTGAAACCGTTGTCGTCCATGTAGATCGCGGCGTCGGCGACGTAGTCGATGACGCCGGCCACCGTGGCGATGCTCGCGCCGGCGATCGTGTGCGCCGGCGCAGCGGCGAGCGTCACGCGGGTCGCGGCCTCGGTCGTCATGCCGTACTTGCGAGCGAGCGCGCGGAACGCGAACTCGACCACGCCGATATCGCCGCGCTCGATCTCCTGCCGGCTCATGCTCGTCCAGCCGCCGTAGGTGCGCATCTTGCCCGGCTCGGCGCTGATCGCGACCTTGCCGTAGGCGAGGACGTCGCCCTCGAGCTCCTGCTCGGCGACCTCGGTCGTGTCGGACTCGAGCACGCCGTACTCGTAGGTGTTCTTGCCGGGGTCGGCGCCCTTGGCGAAGAAGTTGACGAGCTTCCGCGGCTTCTCGACCAGCTTGATGAGGTCACCGACCCACGGGGTCGTGACGTCGTTGTCGGCGAGCACGCCGCCGGTCCAGGCACGGTGCAGCTCGATCGCTGCGTCGTGGTGCTCGTGGTTCGGGTTGGCGATCGCGCGGACGTACTCGCCGTACGAGCGAAGCTGAGCGCCGATCGGCGCGGCCTGCCGGCCGGTGCCACCGTCTGCGATGACGGTGAGGCGCCGCTCGAGCTCGGTCAGGTTCTCGGTCAGGTCGCCCATGCGACCCTCGAGCGCGCTCTCGATCGCTGCGCGCATCTCGTCGGGGTCCATCGTGTGTGTGTCCTTCCGTGGGGAGTGCCGGACGCCGGTGACGTCCGCGGTGGAGTAGGCCGGCATCGGCACTACGGAGACTTCTCGCGCGAGGACGCGGGTGCGGACGATCGTGGAGTCGTCCGTGCCCTCGTTCTCGACTCGGTGCTCGAGCGGCTCGAAGCCGATCGAGAACTTGTTGAGCACGCCGTCTCGGAGCAGCGTGTAGACCTCGTCGCCCTTGGCGGTCTCGCTGATGCGCGCGACGATGCGCCACCCGTCCGGCGTGTCCTCGGACTCGATGACCAGGCCGATCGGCGTACGGAGGTCGATGTGATCGTGGCCGTAGAACAGGTGGACGGTGCCGTCCTGCTCGACCTCGACCGAGCCGGCCTCGAAGCGCTCGTAGCGGGTGCCCTCCCACCAGTCGTCGTAGCGGATCGTCTGCCCGTACGGCACGGCCAGGCCCTCGACCAGTCGCTCGCCGGCGTCGCCCTCGACGGCGCGCATGGCGAAGCTGCGCACGCGCAGCGCGGGCTCGAGCGCCGGCGCCGAGCGGGTGTCACGCCGGCGCGTCACTGGCCGGCCTCGGCGTGGTCGAACTTGCCGGTCAGGCCGAGGCCGGCCGGCACGGTGACCTCGTCGGCCTGGTCGTCCTCGAGCTGCTCGAGGTCGTCGGCCGGGTCGTGCTCGAGCTGCTCGTCGTGGTCTCCCGCCGGCGCCGTGGTGGTGGTGGTGCTCACGTCGGCGTCGGCAGGTGTCTGGGTGTCGTCGCTCATGCGTCTACGTCCTTGCTGATCGGTGCCGGCGCGGGCTTGGCCGGCGGTGGGGTCGGCAGGCCCTCGAGGCGCGCCACGGTCGCCGGCGACAGGACGCCGGCGTCGAGGTAGGTCTTGTGAATCTCGGCGCGCGTCTTGCTGTCTGCGCGCAGCAGAGAGTCGGTGCGGAAACGGACCTCCTGCCCGCGGGGCAGCAGGTCGGTGAGCGCGTCCTCGAGCTCGACCAGGTAGGCGAGCAGCGTCGTACGGACGAACTGCGTATCGACCTGCTCGAGATTCGAGTAGGTCAGGCTCGAGCCGTTGACCTCGGCGAGCATGTAGGACGCCGGAATGCCGAAGATGCGCGCGATATCGGTGACGCTGAACTGCTGCGACTCCAACCACTGCGCGTCGATCGGCTTGAGCATCACCGGCTCATAGGTCATGCCGTGGCCGAGGACGGCGACCTGTCCGCCCTCGATCGACTCGTGGAAACGCTCGCGCATCGCGTCGGCCTTGGTCTTGTCGAGCTGCGCCGACGACGACAGCACGCCGGAGGGGACCTTGCCGTCGCGGAAGACGTTGTCGGCGTAGGCGCGCAGGTCGAGCGCGCCGGCCAGGCCGGAGCGGTTGGCCTGGATCGGACCGAGGCCGACGATCATGCCGGGGACCTCGAGCAAGCGCAGATGTGTGACGTCGGAGTCCTTGAGCGTGACGAGCTTGCCGTTGACGACGGCGTCGTAGACCTTGCGGCCGTGGTCGTCGTAGTACGGCGTCGTGGTGAGCGGGTTGAGCAGCTCGACGGAGTCGACGGCGTTGTTGAACGGGTTACGGATGCGCCGGAGGTAGGCGTTGCCGGTCGAGGCCATGCCGACGATGTAGCGCTTGACGAAGGACGACGCCGAGCGGTTGACGTCCGGCCGGCGGATGATCGCCGGCGTCGGCGTGACGAGCTCGTCGCCGCGCGTGACGACGAGGTCCCGCGCGAGCTGCGCGCCGGTCGTGGCGAGGATCTGGATGCCGCGGTAGACGGCCGGCAGGGTCAGCGCGCTCGCGACGGTGACGTCGCCGCTCGCCGTACGCGACGGCAGCCGCGGCGCCGTGCCGGCGCTGCGACTGTCGAGGCCAAGGACGACCCTGCGAAACCAACCCGATGCCATGCGGAAACGATCGGCCGACGATTCCGTACGCGATCTGATATAAGCGCCGGACTAGAAGACTTGGTCGCCGCCGCGGTCGGTCGTCTCGGCGACGTACAGGCCGGCCACGGTCGCGATGACGGCATCGACGTCGCCGGCCGAAAGCGCCCTCGAGATTCGCCACGTGTCGCCGACGTCGCGCCGGCGTGCGACGGTCATCTGCTCGCCGAGCAGCCGGTCGCCGGCGTGGACCAGGCGCCCGCGCACGATCGCCGAGTGAGCGATCGCCGCGGCTTGGCTCATCTCGTTCTCGTTGAGGATGTAGACGTCGAGGCCGGCCTTGCGCAGCTCCTTACCGAGCGAGGACAACGTCTTGCCGTCCACGGCGAACGTCGCCGAGCCGGCGCGCTCGGCGAGCGCCTTGCACATCGCCACGAGCTGCGGCTGGTTCGGTGAGGTGATCGAGGCCACGAGCTCGGACTCGAGCCGGTCCTCGCCGGCGACGGTCGCGGTGATCGTCGCGTGCTCCCACGACCTCGTCCGGTCGATCGCGTAGACGACGTCGCCGGTGACGGTCGGCTTGCCGGCGCAGCGGCGCCATGCCGGCAACGGCGCCCATGACGACGTCGATCCCTCGAGCATCCGGTTGAGCGCGTAGCGGATGACGCGGTCGCGGCCTGGCACGCCCTCCTCGTCCGGTGGCGCCGTCCACATCTTGCGCGCGTCGGCGAGCGACTGTCGCAGCGGCACGCGCCCGCACGCAATGGCCGGGTTGGCGCGGATGATGTTCTCGGCCGTGACGTCCTCGAGCGTGTAGGACTCGCCGTTGATCGGGTCGGCCGCTTCCCACACGAAGAACCCGAAGCGCTCGTCGTCGCCGGCGAGCGCGACCTCGCCCTCGGCGTAAAGCCGGATGAGCAGTGCCGAGTCGGCGTCGCCGGCAGTGGTGAACCCGACGAGCAGGCTGTTGAGCTTGGCTTTCTGGCCGTTGATGATCGCGTCCCACAGTGCGGCGAGGCCAAGGTGCAGCTCGTCGTACAGACAGCCGGTGATCGGCTCGCCCTGGGCACTGTCCTCGTCGGCCGGCAAGGTCTGGTAGAGGCCGGTGCCGTCGGCGAGCCGGATGCCGCGCGTTGCCGTGGGCTTGATGACGCGCCGGAGCGCCTCGTTGGCCTCGACGGCGTACTTGACGCGGTCGTAGACGATCTTGGCCTGGCGGTCGATCGAGGCCAGGCCGACGACTCGAGGCCCGCGCAGGTGCAGGCACAGGAAGTACAGCGCGAGCAGCGCGGCAAGGATGCTCTTGCCGTTCTGCCGGCCGATGCTGATGACGACCTGGCGGTAGCGAAGTTGGCCGCGCAGCTCGGCGACGTGCCAGTCGTCGGGGTAGCGCTCGAGGACGTGCCGCAACAGCCAGGTCTGCCACACGTCGAGCTCGAAGCGCGACGTCTCGGGTGAGCGCCAATGCTTGCGCACGAACGGCAACAGCCGGTCGGCGTCGGTGACGAAGTCCTCGTCGCCGGTCAGGCTCGGCGTGAACCGGCACGGATGCCAGTCGCCGGCGGGCTCGAGCGCCGGCGCCTCGAAGCCAGGTTGCAGCAGCGTCGTCATGTCAGTCGAGGAAGTCGAAGACGTCGGTCTGGTTCGGGTCGGCGCCGCCGGCGCCGCTCGGCGACGGCCGGCGCTTGTTGAGACGCTCGATCGCTTGCAGGTAGGCCGAGTCCTTGGCCGCGTTCACGCTCCCGTCGCGCTCGAGCGCCTTGTCGAGCTGGTGGCACAGCTTGCGGACGTGGAAGACGAGCGGCTGGTCGTCCGGGCGCAGCCAGTCGGCGCCGTCCACATAGGCCGCGAACATTCCGGCGTATGTTTCGGCTGAATCGGCGACTTTAGGCTCGTTCTCGGTCATTCTTGTGTCTCCTAGGAATGTTTTAGTGCCGGCGTGCGTAAAAACGGAAGAC